CAGATTTAACACCTACTTTATCTCCTCTAGTTGTTCCACTCTTATATTCTAATCCTAAATATAATGGTGCAAGTGTTGATGTGTATGATAATCCTACATAAACAGTAGCGTTAGATGGAGTAGAATCTAATGTAATAGCATTACTACTAACTGTTTTAGTTTGTGTAACCCCATTAACTTTAGCTATGACAGATTTTCCTTCTAAATGATCTAATCCACTTACAGTTGCACTAGAATGATTTGTGTATTCTTTATATAAATCTAATCCAGGATATTCTGTAGTGTATGTAGACCCCCAATCACGATCATCCATTTTAACAAGACATCTTTTATTGTCTGATGTTTTCTTTAATACAATATAAATAGAGTCTTCTCCAGTAGATGTAGGTAATACTGTTACTGATTCAGCAGTTGCACCATCAAACGTATGTCTATGCCATCCAAATGTTTTTGTTTCTTTTTCATATGTAAGACCAATAAGTTGACCATCATTTCTTATCATCCATATAATTGTTTCAGGTTGTGTTTGTACTGCCATTTGAAGTATACCACCATCTGTAGCTTGTTCTGCGTATGATGCAAGGTCTGACGCTAAAAATACATTTGCAGTATTTTGTTGTATCCACTCTCTTAACTTTGTTCCTTGTCTCATAAAAAATAAAATAGATGCATTTACTAGCTCACCTTGTATTTTATTTGATCCATAATTACTTTGACGTTTAATATTTAATTGTGTTGGTGTTATTGCTAACTGATCAGACCCAGAGCCTAAGGCCCATTCGTTTGCACTTGTACCTATAATTAAACTAGTAGAAGGACATAACCATCGTATTTCATCTATAGTATTAGAATTTATTGTAAGACGCATAGAATCATTTGCATTTACACCTACAGCAAAATTATTTAAGTCATTAGATTTACTTAACCATATGGTATTAGGATTAGAATCTGTACCACCAAAACATAATCTGCTTTCATATATTGCAATAGAATGAGGAAACCCTTTTATTTTGTTAAATGCTGACTCAAAAAATTCTACTTTATTTGGAAATCTTTCTACCCAATATCCTAAATCTAATGCAGTTGCAAAATTACTTGATGTATGTTCTACTTGACATTGATAGTAGCTTGTAACTGTGTCAGCTACAGAATAACCTTGAGCAAATCCATCATCTTCTACTGTATAAAAAGTTTGTGTTTGTGGATTATAACCTATACCTCTATAGTCATCTGTACTTAAATTAACTGCTTGAGTGAGAAAATTACAAGAAGTATCAAAAATATTAATTTCATCAGCATTATTATTTAATATATAAAGTAAACCATTTTTTGCAGTTATATCTAAATATTCTGTATTCCAATCAAAGTTTGTGCTACTTGCACCATTACTAAAAGCGGCTGTATCTACATCTCCTGATACAGTTTGTGTAGCTTTTGTATATGTTGCTATAGTGCTTCCACTTGTATTATATTTTCTTATTTTTAAACTATATACAACATCGCTACCACCTTCATCAAAAAAACTATATGCTGCATAAAAATGAGAGCCATCAAATCCAAGTCCATGAGTTTGATTTACACCTCGTCTTAAAGAAAAATTCTTTTCATCATTTCCTGCTATAACACTTTCATGTGAGCCATCTACATTAAATTTAGATAACTGCTTTCTATTCATTTGTGAGCCACTTGAACTATTTTTATGCGCACCTTGTGGAAACATTGTACCCCATGTATATATATGTCCATCATACCAAGCAATATCACTAGGTGCATATGTGTCATAAGAAGAACTTGCATTAGCTGTAGCTAAAGTTATTACTGTAGCATCTGCTGTTTTATTACCTGTAATGTCTGTGCCATCATGTGCTAAAGATGTGCCTGAAAAGGCATACACTTTAAATGTAGAACTTTCATCAGTTAATACTAATAACCTATCGTTATCAGCATCCCAACACGCACCCTTTACTCCTGCTAAAGGTGTTGAGCCATCGTTTTTAACTAATTGTTCAGGAACTGCATCTGTAAGTTCTGTTAATGTACCACTAAATTTAACTTTATCATGTTTAAAATATTTTTTACCTGTTACCCATTTACAGTTACCTGTATTTGATTCGTAATCATTTACTGCATCAATTAATGGAGAACTTAAAATTGCTGTTGCTTGAGTAGCACTTGTTACAGTATTTATTGTACAAGGTGCTAAAATATATGGACTTTCTGTTTTTAAAATAAAACCAAATTTGTCTCCACCAGGTGCATCTACATTTTCATAAATTTTACTAAAAAAACTAGTTACCACTCTTAATAAACTATTAGCAGGCTCAGGCTCGGTTGATGAAAACGTAAAGTTTTTTCTAGGAAAATCTAATGCAGCAGCACCATCTTCTAAAGAAGGGTCACCAACTCCATCAGTTATAAATAAACCACTTGTATCTCCTACAACTACATAATCTTCATAGGTAACACCATTATCTAAACTTCTTTGTATTATAACTTTACCTCTCCAAAAACCTAATGTTTCAATAGACCAATTAGATAAAGAAGCATTTAATGAATCTGAATAACCATTTCTTGATATAATACCTGCTGCAGTAGTTTTAGAAGCATTTGCTAAAGGATACATTTTTGTTGAATCAACTAAAGAATTAGCATTATCTCTTTTTTGTCGTAAAACAAATTCACTAGACACATGATCTGATGTGAAAAAATCTTGTGAAGAAGTTAGTGTAATTGTTGTATTAGCAGGTATAGAAGTTCTAAATTCTCTTATAGTAGCACTAGTATCTGCAACTGCTTGTATACTTCTTGCTGTTACACTATCATCATGTATAGTGCAAGTTATTGTTGTACTAGTAGTTGCTGTAATTTCCCATGTTCCATTTGTTTTTAAAAAATCAGAAGAATGAGATGATGTTGTTACGTTTATTACATTTACTTTAGAGCCAATTACAAACGAATGTGATGCTACAGTAAATACTGCTGATGCACCACTATTTGTTATAGTTACATGAGTTATAGTTTCTGACTTTAAATTTTCAGATACAGAAAAAGTTAAATCTTCATTTAAATCAATAGTTGGTGGAAAAGAATATGTTAATTCTTCTAAATTAAAATCATCAACAGCTATTCTAGATAATTTTTGTACTGGATGATTAGGATGTGCAATAAATACTACATCAGCAGATTGTGTTAATTTTAAATCATATAGTTCTGCTTCTAAATATGTTGTTGTAAATACTTCAATAAATGTTCCATCTTTATCATAAATTTTTAATTCTAAATTAGAAAACACAAGAACATATGTATTACTGTTATTAAATATAAAAGAATATGCTACAGATTTATTTGTATCTAAATCAGCTAAATATTTTGTTCCTGGTCGTCTATCTGCACCACCTGTTTGTAATGGTACAAAGTTTTCCATTTTTAAACAAGCTGTGTTATATAATGCTTGATCATATCGTGCATATGTAGATGGTGCTACTTCACCACTATTAAAAGCATTTATAACTTGTTTAGCCACAATATCTCCTATTCAAATGTACCATAAGAAGATAGTGAGAATGGTGGATATGATGTAATAGATGAACTAGCAGATGTGTATGTAGCTTCTAGCCATTCACTATCAATATTAGGTGACTCATTTCTTTCAAATCCATTTATTCTTCTAGCTTCCGGTAAAACGATTTCTTGAAATTCTTTTTGTAATAATAATGCTAACTCTTTATCACCTGTAACAGGCATAGCTAATTTATATGCTAGATAAGATGTAAACGCATTTCCAAACAATGGATCAAAATCTGTTGTATCAGGTATGGCTTCATAACAAATATAGAGTGGAGAAAAGTCTGTTAGTATTGCATTGCCTTCTCTTTTCCAAGCAAAGTTTGATTTAGCATATCTATATGATGATGATTGATCTGTTGTATATACTGATCGTTGTGCATCTGATGGTATTCTAAATTGATAATCATATTCAAATTCAGGCTTTACTATAGTTACTGTGCCTATATCTCCACCACTTTCAAAAGTTAATGTTGGTGAATATTCTGTAGATGTTACAAAATGTGTACGAGTAGTGCTTTGTCTTCTTGTTAATTTCCATCTACCACCATTATCTTCATCAAATTCTAATTTTATATAACCATCTGTATCTGATGCAATAACTGTATTTGGAGCAACAGAATCAAATATTGGTCTACCTGAAGCAGATGTACCTGTAGCTTCTAGTATTACAGTTGTGCTTCCAAAAGTTAAACCATTAACTATTTGTACTTTATAAGGGCCTATTTGTGTTCTCTTTTTACAACAAGACCATGTATGCATTCTTGTTAGTTCCTCTAAAGCAGGATCATAATGTAATCTTGCTTGTACGCCAGCAATTGTATTATCAGAATCAAAGTCTGATATTTGTAATCTATCTTGTCCTAATTTTGATAATGCTAAATTTGTAGCTATAGTTTTACTAGCGTAAGACATTGTTTCTCCGAAAAGTTAAGGGGGGTTGCCCCCCCATTAATGTTATTGTCCAGTAGAGACTAAAATATATCCTTCAATAGAATCAGAACTCATCGCTCCGGCATTGAATGTTAATATAATTTTGTCATTTCCTACGTCAACTGGCTTGCCAGCTGTAGTACCACTTGCACCATCATATGGAAAGTTGTAATTTCCAGCACTACTGATATCAACATTATTGTCGATTTTATCAGCATCGGCAGAAGTTCCGATATCAACTTGGTTAGCACTAGCAATAGCTGTGTGTCTTAAGTTAATTTCAACAACTTTTGTACCTTCAGGTAATGTACCACTTAAAGTAAGTGTATCACCTGTTAAGTCAGCGTGATCATCTGTGAACTTTACAGGTATGTATTTAATATTACCTAAATACTCTGAAGGGCCTTGAAGGTTGTTAGCAGTATTTATTGCTGTAACAATTTCTGAATTGAAGTTTTCAGCCATTTAACTATCCTCCTATTGTGCGCAAGCGATTGCGATAACTTTTTCTTCTTCCATACGAACAGCACCAAATTCTGCTTTCATGTACGCATAGTAGTTGAACGACTTATCTGCACGCTCACTAATTTTAGTTGTCATATCAGGGTTAACTTCAAATAATCCTGCGTCTTGTATAAATGCATAACAAGCACGAGTATTATTTGCCGACGAATCATCTTTCCACACACCAGTTGTAGTGTTTACATCTGCATCTAAATCAACTAACAATGTAGCAGCTGTTTTAGGATCAGCAGAACTGAAGAAAGGAACGATGTTTGAGATACAGAAGTGACATCCCATGTAGTCATAAATTTGCCCTACACCAGACTCATTAACTTTAATACCACCTCTGTTATCGAAGTCTGTAAAGTTAGCGTTGTCCATGATATCTTTCCATTGATTCCAAGAAATCTTAAAGATTACTTTTTGGTTTTCAATGTCAACTGAGTTATTTCCGAACTGCTCTAAAGTAGTAAGGAATTTACCATAGTTGAATCCATCTGCACTTCCTGAAGTTCCATCATCAGCAACTCCAACATCAATAATGCCTTCAGCAATGAAGTCAGTTACAGTATCAATACCTGTACCGAATGCTGTAGTAGTATTACCTTCAACACCACCTTGTGCTGAGCCTAATAATGCTGCATCAATAGTTAAGTCTTCTTGACGAAGAAACTTGTTTTTCATAATAGCTAATTTAGCTGAACGAGGATCAACACCCATTTTAGATAAGTCAGCCCAATCCATAAATTGACCATCTTGAAATGCAGTTCTTGTTACTCGTCTACGACTGTAATCAATGTCTGAAACAGGTGAGTCACCAAATCGGTTAACTACTTTTGAAGGAAGCCCTCCACCTGTAGTACGTTGATATACACCTTCTTTGCGAAATAAATCACCAGTAGCAGTTTGAATGTACTGACGCATTTTTCCACCTTTAGTCTCAACAGTTTCTCTGATAGCTCTGTCAAAACCAATAATATAAGTATTAAGCAGATTTCCTGCCATAATATACCTCCGTTAATTTATATTTATATACTAGTTTCGGCTATGAGTGTCCACACTCGTGGGTCTAACCTAATATTAGCTTCTCAGCTTTGACTCTTCACCAGGCTCACATGGAGGTATCTGTGTTAAATCTGTCTTTGCTTTAATAAAATGTTACATTATTGTCAATATATATTTAAAATTAACTTCTTAATTCTGCATATTGATTCAATAATATTCCTCTTTGCTCAATTAATTTTTGATAACCAGCTTCTGAAAAATTACCTTCATAATTATCTATCTGATTTTCTACATCTGTTAATTGATCAAGTACCGAAGCAAAATTATCATTGTTTTTAGCTTCTATAAGAGTGTCATTATCTAACAATGGAACAAACTTATTATATATTGCTTGAATAAGTTGAGTATTGTTTCCTATAGCCGGATCATCCATCATGTCGCCTAAATCTAAAAACTCCATAACTTCAGCTACTTTAGACATATTGTATTCAAAGGTATCACCTTTCCATACTTCTCTTAATTCATTTTCAGCATTCTGTACTTCTGCTTCATAATCAAGATCACTTTGTTGTAAATCTTGACCTGCTTTTTCTATATCGAACTTAATAAGTTCTTCTGCTGCTTTATTTGATATACCAAGAGAATGAGCAAGTTCTTTAAACTCTGTAATTCTACTATCAGATAATTCTATATCTTCAGGTATATCAAGAGAAAAGTTATAGTCTTCAGCAGACTTTGGTATTCCTAATAACTCATTTCTTTTTGCAATATCATTTGCATCTTGTGATGATAAAAAGTCATCTAATTTACCACCAATCATTTTTTGTGCATTTATTGCACCTTTGGCTAAATCAACAGGATTGTTATATTTAGACCATATTGAATGATTACCTAACTCATCTGGTAATCCTTGTAGCCAATCTGAATTAAAGTTCCCTTCATTGTTCAGTATTACAGGCTGTTCTACAGTATCTGTCGTTTCGACAGGTGTTTCTACAGGTGTCTGTGTATCTTCACTCATAATTATCCTTAATATTTTTTACGATTCATTTTCATTTTTACTTTTTTTGCCGCTACTTTTTTTGTTGCTTTCTTCATTGGTTTTTTCTTATGACCTGGCATAATACCCTCCTTTATGGTCTTGTTGTTGGATAAAAACTATCCATGTTATCGTTTCCAAACATACCAGAATATCTATCTTCTGTTGCTTGAAACACTTCTTCTATTTCATCATCTTCATCATCAACTATTGGATCAGCATAATCATCCCACTCAAAATAATCATTTAGTAATAACTGATAATTTCTTATTGCTCTGCCTTTTACTTGGCCCCAATACTTTGATGGCTCTAAATTATTTTCTTTATAATTTTTATATTTAAGTTCATTAGCAGCATTTGATATATATAATTCTTTCATTATATCGTTTTCTGCTAATCCAGCTTGTTTAATATTTTTTATTAAATTAGGAAACTTTGTAACCCAATTAACACCCATATTAAATGTTAAATCAATTATTGCTACTTTTTGCTGAAGGCTAAGTTTATCATATCCTTCAATTGATTTCGCAGCGTTGTAATGAGTTGTCCAATCTTTTTCCCAATAATCTTCAAGTAATTTTTCATCTACTCTATCTCCTAATTTATATTTCTTTTTTTCTTCTGCTGTTAGTTTATGACCATATCCCATAGATAAAAAACCACGAGTATCTTTATATACATAGTTTTTAAATCCTTCATTACCTTGAACGTATGATCTCGTTCTTAAAATAAATTGTTCTTCAGTCATTATTTGATACCATTGCTTCGATATATCTAAACATATCTTGCATTCCATTTTTGTATGCACATTCTGCGTGTGATAGCTGAGAGCCAGCTTGCTTATCAATACCACAAAAATCACGCAAGTCTTGGATAATTTTATCACCATTTTCTGTATTTAATGCAGATTCATATATCTTTACAAGATTTATAGCTTCCATTATTCACCTAATTGATTATTAAGAATACTAGTTTCGTCAACTCCACCACTTAATTTTTGTATTGCATCAGCTACAGCAGGTGCTTGTTGTATAGATTGTTGTTCTGCCATAGCAGCAGCTTGTTGTTCTCTTTCATCTCTAACAACACTTGGGTCTTTTAATGCATTCATGCTAGAACTATTAGCATACCATATCTCTCTAAAGAATTTATCTTTATCGACATTATCTAATGATTGTAACATTCTTGGGTCTAGTTGTGATACTTCACCAAACATTCTTAAAGTTTGTATTGCGCCCATAGTTTCAAATGCTTTTGTTGCCATTGACAATCTACCTACATAATCTATTTCATATTGTGGGTCATTTCTTAATATTTCAGGTAATGGTGGTAATAATTTTTTCTTCGCTAAAATATAGTAAACGTGTTCCATAAGTGGAGTAACGTGTTCTTCTATGTAGCGAGAAACAAATGGCGCTAATGTCATTAAGTCTGTAGTCATTCTTTCATTAACTTCAGTAGCAGTCATGTTTCTATATTGATCTAATGGTCTAAATAAATGATTATAAAACATACGTTTAATTTGATCATCATGTTGTTTATACATTTCGTTAGCAAGTTGTGGATTCCCATTAGGTGCTAGTCTTTCAGGTTTGCCATTAGGGTTAGTAGCACGCCATCTAATAAACGAGCCTGCTCTATTACTCATACCACTAACACTATCGTCATCAGGTATAAGCCATTGTGGATTAGAGTGTTGTTCTGCTGAAACCATAAGTGATCTATAAACAACATTAGTTCTTCTTGCAGTACCTAACACCATACTCATAGGTGATCGACCATATATTTCTTCGTTACCTACAACAAATCTAGATACTTTATATGGGTTATAATCAAAACCTGATTCTAAAACTATAGAGTTTGTTTCTTTGCATACATGATAAGAAGCAAATGGTTTATCTGTAGCTTTTAAACCTTTAGGATTATAATCTAACCTAGGTTGTACACATTGTATAAATGTATATTTTTTGTTTGGATTATTTTTTAATATAGCATCAATATCATTAAAGTTTGCAGTTTTTAATGCTTCTATTCCAAATTTTTGTATAGCCTGGCGAATATTTAATTTATATTCTCTAGCTATAGTATCTACTTCACCTAAATGATTTTCATCTATTCTAACATTAGATATTACTAGATTTTTAAATCTTATAACTGATTTATCATCTTCTTCTAAAGTTAAGCAATTCGTTCCAAAACATCCCATAGATAATAAAGCTTGAAACTCTTCTTGTGCAAAGTTAGAGCCAATAAGAACTCTATGTGCTATACGACTTACTTGCTCAAAATAATAAGCAACATCTTCGTTTTGCATAGTTCTTGGATCAGGATGTCTGTATCTAGCCCATACAGTATTTGGTGGGAACATATGTGAAAAGAAACCACTAGCAAAATTATTGTTTGCTTCTATACAAGTATCTATCATACGTTGTGGTGGCTTTTCTTGACCAGCTACACGAATACGATTTATATTATCATTTGATTGATAACACCAATCTGCACACTCTTGCCATAAGTTCAACCAATTACCAATAACATGGGAACTCATAGAATCATATTTTTTTATTATATCTCTAGCTTCCATAACCACCCATTAAGGTATTGGTTTGTTCTTTTTTCTTTCTTTTTGGCTTTGTAAGTATCGTGCTTGCCATGGTCATATCATCAGCAGTTGCAGCTCTTTGATAATCTGTAGCTGTCATTGTAACATCTATTGGGTCTATAGCCTCCATAGGCGTTTGAATCTTTGGTGGCTCAATAGGTCTAGCTTTTCTTCTGCTTCCCATATATTCTCCTAAATCGATTATAATCTAAAATTCTTAATTTTGTATCTTTTAAATCTCTGTAAAAACATATGTATGGCAACTTTTCAAAGTGATCATACAATTTTGTAATATTACCTGCTGCGAAAACTACATACCAAGTATCACCAATGTCAAGTGATATATTAGAATTTCTACCTATAGCTCTAGAATTTGTAATATATCCACATACAAATACATCATTATCGCAATAAATATGAGTACAATCTTTTAATGCTTCTAATGCATCATCATTTTTATAAAACAATAAAAACTGTTCAAATGGTGTCATAATATCATCCAATCATCTGTTACATATTGCATTACAGGTTTATCTGATTTAATTAAATATTCTTTTATCATGCCATGATGATAAGCCATAAACATCATACGAACTGCATCTGCTGCGTGTGAATGTTCATTATGTAGTATTTTACCTGTAGTAGGATTCCATTGATAGTTTTTTAAATGATCTATAAGTGTATCTACCTTTTTATCTATTAATATATCTGGAAGATTACGTCTAACAATCTCTATATCATCACGTACAGAATTAGTTTTTGGTATAGGCTCTGCTCTAAAATTATATTCTGTTCTACAAAAATCAAGTATGTTAACACCTACAGTATTGTTTCTTTTTTTAGCATCATGTGGCATAAAGTGACCTGCATACTTATAATTTTTACTATTGATTATGTTAATATAGTGTCCAATATCATGTCCTGTATTCTCATAAAAATCTATAATGTATATTTGTTTGTTTATTATTTTTGCAAATACTATAGCTGTTGGGTCGTCCATACCCAAATCCCAAAACGTATATACAGGCTCATTAGGTGGGTCAAACACACCAATATTACCTTTATCTTCTAACTTGGTCATTTCAAACCCATAGACAGAATTAGCCACATCAGCTACTGCTTCGTTTAAATACTCCTGTCTTGCTAATGAATACGAAATCATTTTGGAGTCAACTCTGTCTTGGACGTTGAGATATGGTATCCCTGTTAAGGGATCAATTTTTTGTAACAGCTCCGGATTGAGATTCATTTCATCGCCAACCCAAGCATATCGCTTTGTTTGTTCAGGAGTAAGCCATTCACAAAACCAATCAGGTTGATGTTTATTAGACTCATACATCTGATATAGTTGGTTTTTTTTACCACGCATTGTACCATTCATCATAATCCAAGAGTTACCTTCGTCTAATATAGGTGCAAGAAAGCCTGTAACCTCTGCTTTATGCAAAGAAAACTCAGATAGAGCATATCCATAACCACCCTGCCCTACGAAATCTAAGTTATCTGTACCACTAAAGTTAATTACAGAGCCATTGATAAGACCAACTTTCATATCTGTATTGTTTTTATAAGATACTATTTCAGGTGGAAAGATAAG